TTAGTTGCTGATCCTCTTACAACTTTTTGCGTGATATCATAATCACCAGATGTAATATTAGCTGGAATAGCTGTAGCTGTTGTTGCTGCTAATTGTTGATTAACTCCTGTTTCATGTTCAAAATAAACAGTAGTACCATCTGTATTGCCTTTAACATCAAAAGATGTATCAACTCCTGCGCTATATTTTGTTGCATGTGGTAGACCAAATACAGCTGAATCTTCCCATGTTGTTCTTGGATACAAACTACTTGCATTTGTAAACCATATAGGTCGTTTAGATGTTGAATCTAAATAACTATATGTAACTGCTCTATCAACTACATTAGATGTAGACGTTGGATAGAACCAAGTTATCTCACCAAACAAGTTATTAATACCACAATAAACTAATTGGTTTGATGTAGTGTTAAGATCATCATAAACATAATCTTCAACTAAACAGTCCATAGATTCTAGTTTACCGGTGTATCTAAAGAAACCATTATCAGACATCCAGTACGCAGCACCATCCACTTCAACCGCTGCATTCATTCCAATCAATCCACAGTTAGTTCCGACTTGTTCAAAAGCAAAAACAAAGTCCCCACCAACAAAACGCATGGTAAATAGCGATGTATCAGTCCAAATGTAAAGTGCATTTCTACCCAGCTTTGAACCCATAATCCGTGATCCGGCAGCCAGTCTTTGTGAACCAGCTGTCGTTTCTAAACTTTGCACATAATTATTTATGTCTTCTTGGTCTGAAAACCTAATAAACATATCATCTTGGGTTGTTTTATCACCGATAGTTGTTTCGGTTCCAAAAAATACTAAGTGACGATCGGGAGTAGATACTAACATATCACGTGACGCTGTTGGTGCACCCGTAATAATAGTTGCTCTTGTTGCTGTTGCATTAGCTGCATCAGCATCCCATTCAAAACATTCTCCGTTATGTATTAATGCAATAAGGGTTGTACCTAAATTATCTAAAGACCATAGACCAGGATCTGTTACTGAGTCAGTGTTAGCTGCAGCTGATCCCCATCCAGTCCAACTAGATGTATTAGTTACTGTTGCACCATTAGAGTGGGCGGCTTTACTTGAACCTCTTGCTCCTCTAGTAATACCAGTTAAATCATTTCCTGATACACCTGTGTATGAAATTTCTTCATTGTCTACTTGAATATAATTAGTTCCTGATGTTGGAAAACCAGTTGTACTTGTTAATGTAACACTTGTTCCTGATCCACCTGTACCAGCGGTATCATTTAATAAAGCTCCATTTAAAGTAGTAGTTAATGATCCTAAAATACTTCCACCAAATAAAGATATACCCCAACCATAAGATCCTATTTGTTCAGCGGGTCCTACATGGTAGTATTGATAATATTTAACACTTCCTGATGTAGTTGCTCCACTACCTGACTCATTGTTATCCATTGTAATAGTTAAAGTATCGTTGGTCGGTACGCTTGTTACCATATATTTTAAGTCATCAAAATCTGATGCACTATAATTAGAATTAGTTGCAGTAGAAAAATTAGTAAAAGTTATAATGTCTCCTGCTACAAATGTATGTGTTCCTGGAAAAGTAATAGTAACTGTTGGAGATCCATTGGTAGTTGTAAAACAATTTGATAAAGTTGTACCTGATGGATTAACTAATGGGTGTATATCATAGTACACTCCTCCAGAGTATATATATAAAATTCTATTAGTTCCTATAGCTGCATATTTAGTAGATGCTTTGTTTACAAAATGATGAAGTCCTCTTGCAACTCCCGTAAGCTTTGATTCCCCTAATTGATTCCAGCCACCTATTTTTTCAGGTGTACCATATCTAAAACGAACGTTTTCCCCACCTGTCCATTGAGACTCAGCACCTGTTGATGTGACTTGTTTATTAAACCCCGGTAGGAATCCTAATTTTTGTAACATATAACCTCATTATATTATGTATTCCGTATTGGTGGAATACCTAACATTGGCCTTCTGTCGAACCTATTCTTTTCAGCAAAAGGACCATTTACATGGTTATAGTGAAGAAATACTTGTCCGCAAGTAGTTCCTTCAAAAGGTTCTCTCCAATGCTCTAATTCACATCCACTATATACTAGCATATCGCCAACTTCAAGTAGGACTTTCGTGCCTTTAGGAGCATCTGGTTTATGTATATTGTTGTATTCATCGATGACAGAATTAGCACCTGTACCATCAATAAATATAGGCCAAGGGTCTCCCCCTAAGTTTACAGTAGTAGATATCTCACAGCTTGGCCTGTCTTTATGTCTTTTTAATTCATCTCCATTCTTATATAACCTAGCGTATGAATAAGTTGGAATTAAATTTAGGCCTGTTTCTTGTTGCATTATTGGTAATACTTTCATTAAAAGAGTCTCCATTACAGGATCAGCATAACAAGAATAAGTGTTTGGAATCTGTTGATCCGTCCATGTGCCTAACATACCATTGTCATAAGTTATATTATTATCATACATCCATTTAACTGCATCACGTTTAAGTAAAAAATAGTTAAATATAAAGTTAGCTAACTCGTAGCTAATTGCTTTTTTAATTACTTGATATTTATTGAAAGCCATCTTGTATAAAATTAAAACTCACTGATATTCTTAGGTTATTAGATTCATTAGGTTCAACACAATGCCACAACCAAGAAGGAAACATAATTATTCTATTTATTCTAGGTTCTAAATGCACTTCTCTCCATAAATGTTTTGGTGGTTGACCTTTAACTCTTGCAGGCATATTTGTTTGTATTCCTGGTCTTGGATCATTACAAACAAGTTTTCCACAGTCGGGTTCTGTTTGCACATAATATACACCACTAAATAAACTATTGGGATGTATATGAGGTTTATTATATCCACCTTTATAATTTATATTAGCCCACATGTTACCTAATCTTGGTTGTCTATCTAACCATTCTTCTTTGTATATCTGATGTTGCATTTTAAATAGTTCATCTACTAGTAATTTAAATTGTGGTAGTTCGTGCATATTTGTTTGACTATGCCAACCATTTACATTTGTTTTTTTAACACCTTCGTCTTGTTTAGACCAAGCAACAATGTCATTAGCTAATTGGTTCGTATCTAGATTTATATCTTCTGCATATATAAGAGTTGGAAAAAATCCTTCAACTATCATCTAAATGGTTTACCTCCAAACCAACAAACTAAAGACTGTCTCACACCTCGTTTAACAGGATTTACTCTATGGTTTAAAAAAGATGCAAATATAATTGCATGTCCTTGTTTCATTTCTGCAAACTTACCTGGTGCCATTAGTTCTAAATCTCCACCTTCAAACTCTGATGGATCATTTAACAAAAGGGTCATTGATATTTTTCTAACTGGTGGTTCGTGTTGCATGTTTACATCACAATCCATATGCCAATCATAAAACCCTCCTTCTGGATATTCTGTAAACTGTGCATTCTCTGATACTTGTATGTCACCAAAACCAAAATGATTTTCATTGGTTGTTTGTATAAAATTATTAAGGTCACGATACATGTGTCCCATTTCATTAAAAGGTATCCAAGATATTGTGGTTACTCTTTTTTTTGTATCAGTTCCACCTCCTGGTTTACCCATACCAACTTGTGCTGTTTGGGGTGGTTGTTTTCTTCCACACTCTATAATCTGTCTACATTGATCAGGTGTAAATAATGGTGTGGTAGTTTGAACTATCCAACTTTTCCATTTAGGTTCTTTGATGTGTCTGTTTTCGTACATTAATTTACTCCTCTATTTTTAATTGGGTCATATTGAACATCCATATTACAAGCAAGTGTTCTTCTATATCCTGGTCCATTAAATGGATAAACACAATGTCTCATGTCATATGGAAAGATATAAAAATCTCTTTCTTTAATATTTGGTTGATAATCTACGTTTGCAAAATGTCCATTAGCTGAACCTAGTATTTGAAGTTTACCATTTTGCGGCGACTCTGCTGCAGAGTATTCTATTCCATAAGACTCAGGTAATTTTAAAATCATGACAGAGGATAGACCGGTAAACAATGATCCTTGGTGCACGTGCACTGGATTGTATTCATG